AAAGATCAACCAAACTGAAAACAAGAGCAACTTTAATGATCTGCTAGCCAATGATGCATATCAGAAAGACAAGCACATTGTGGGCATTCTAAATAGCCGTATCAAAGAAATGCTTGGCGAAGCTAAGTTAGCAATGAAAAAAGTAAACGGTAAAAATGTTCCTGCATTTGCCGCTGACGGTAAAGGTAAAAACGATCTTACTAAAAACAAGAAAACTGATGAAGGTCTTGATCCAGTTGGTCAAGAAGATGACGATGTTAATAATGACAATGAGACTGACAAGACTGATGACTATTTAAAAAATCGCCGTGCCGCAGTGAGCAAGGCTATTGGTAGTAAAGAAAAGAAAGTCAAAGAAAGTTTCCCAACAGTAGACTCTGCTAAGAAAGATCACGAAGAACGTGAAAAGTCTAAGGGAACAGGTAAGTTTGACAAGAAAGAAACTAAGTCTGGTACAGAATATACACGTAAATCTAGTACATTTGACAATGGCACAGAAGATAAGCCGAAAGAAAAGAAAAAAATGAAAGAAAGTCTACACAAACAAAATGTTAAAGTTGTCAATGAAAGTATCATTCGTTGGTTAAACGAAGATGAAGAAGGCAAGGCCAAGTCTATCACCGCTGGTACTGATATGGTCAACGACTTTACATCATGGATGACTCGTGTTGGACAGTATCAAACCAAGAGCATGATTGAACTAGCAGACGCTATTCGCACACACTTTGGTCAAGAACAAGCCGAAACATTTAAAACTGCTGTTGCTCCTGCACTTGAAGAAGCATTGAACATGCTAACACAAGTACGTGAACAACTAAGCAGTGCTGTAGCAGTTCTAGCAGGTGAACAACCTCCTACAGATCAAATGGGTTCAATGGGTGGAATGGATGCAGGCATGGATGCTGGCATGGAACCAGGAATGGATTCAATGAACGCAGGTAACGAAGAAGTTCCCGGCGATGAGTTTGCCGCTTCTGATGCAGCGTCCTCCGGACGTGAAGCTCGAGAAAGCAGACAGTTGTTTGCCCGTAAACTCAGCGAAGCTCATACAATCATTTCTAAACTGTCAAAATGAGATTGTTTGAAGTAGAAGGTAACTTCTCCAACGATCTTGAACAGGCGTTGCGAGTGTTGATAGGACAGAATTCCAGTGACTCAATGAGTCAAGACAAAGACGGAAGTACTATAACACTTGCATGGCCTGCAATTAACAACATGTTAAAAAATATGAACTATGCTCCGGTAAAAGACCCAGAGCAGTTCAAAAAAATGGTAGACTCAAATCCAGTTCTGGCCAAGATGGTAAAAGACGTTCAAAGTTCCGGAGTTGTGATCACAGTGGATGAGCCAGAAGATGCTCAAACAGAAATTCCAGCAGGACCTTCTGTAGACCAAATGGCCCGTTCTGGCGCCAAAGATTTCCAAGCAGATCTTTCTTAATCAAGACTTGTATTTTTAAATTATTCATAGTATAATTACAACTATGAATATAACTGCACCTCCTCCGTTTGTAGAAAAAATCCAATATCAAAGCTGTAAACAAATTAATGATCCTGTAACACGTAAGCGTGTCTACCTTACACCCGATGGTGAAAAGACTCCTAGCGTAACAACTATCCTTAGTGCTACTAAGGACATGACTCATTTAAATGAGTGGAAGAATAGAATAGGACACGACAAAGCACAACAGATCACAACAGAAGCCGCAGGTGTAGGCACTGCCATGCACGGCAATCTTGAAAGATTTTTAGCAGGTATAGAACGTCAACCTGGCAATAATGCAGTTCATGTACAGGCCAATAAAATGGCTGATGTTATTATTGAAAACGGTCTTAAAGATGTAGATGAAGTATGGGCTATGGAACAGAGTTTGTACTTTCCGGGACTTTATTCAGGTACAACTGACCTAGTAGCAGTGTACAAAGGTAATCCCAGTGTCTGCGATTACAAGCAGACCAACAAGCCTAAAAAAGCAGAGTGGGTAGAAGATTATTACATACAGCTGATTGCTTATATTATGGCACATAACGAAGTGTATAAAACAGACATCCGTGAAGGACATGTGTTTATGTGCAGCCGAGATCTGCAATATCAACAGTTTGATCTATGGCCCAGCGACTTTAACAAGTACCAGGATATGTGGCTGGCCAAAGTTGAAGACTACTATATCAACTATCACAAATAATCGCATAAATATCCTTATACTAGGGATATTTCTATGGCAGTTATTCAGATTTCCAAAATTCAGGTTCGCAGAGGTGCTATCAGCGACCAAGCATTACCACAGTTAGCCAGCGGAGAATTTGGCTGGGCAGTTGACACTCAACAGTTGTTTATAGGTAATGGCAGTGTAGCAGAAGGATCACCGGCTGTGGGAAATACTGAAATTCTCACAGAACGCAGTATTTTTGATGTCTTACAGAATTTTACCAGCACTGTTTATACCTATAGAGGACACAATCCTGCTATCAGCATACAAACAGGACCGGATGCTAATTCCCCAATAGAACGAACACTACAGCATAGATTAGACGAAACTGTTTCAGTGCTGAGCTTTGTTGGTGCCATAACTACAACTACAGATTTTACACAGGCACTGCAACGTGCAGTTAACGAAAACTTTAAAACTGGTAGAGAAAAGAAAATATTAAGAATACCTTCTGGAACATACTATTCTACCAGCAGTGTAAATTTACCGCAAAATTGTATATTAGTTGGTGATGGTATTGATCGAACTGTGATCTATGCCATGGGCACAGGTAGTCATGCAACCCTGTTTAATACCACAGCATCAAATATCGAAATCTCTGGAATGTCATTGATTTACACAGCAACTACAGCAATTGTTCAATCTAGTCCGTTGGTTAAAATTACTAATGCTGAAAATGTTAAAATTAAAGATGTTAAACTTTCAGGAAGCTATGTTAAAGGTAACAGCACTACTTCATCATACTCTGCATTTTTATTAGACGATCCAGTAATAATAGGGCCATCATTAACATTGACAATTGAAGACTGTCATGTAGAAGGATTATGCTATCCAATTATGTCAAACTCAGATGTCAGTGATATTGTAATTCAAAACAATGTGTTTAAGAATCTTTATCAAGGAATAACATTTGCCGACAATCTACAAGGTGCAGGGTATAAGGTCTACGGACCAAGACGTGTAAAAATTAGAGATAATAAATTTGAACGTATTCAAAGACAGGCTATCTTTGCCGGAGCTAACACATCAACTAACAATCAAATAGATAGTGAAAGCAATGTGTTTGTTGAAGTTGGCAACAATTTAAATGGCAACACCAGCACCTATACATCAATCATAACTTTTGATAGTTATGGTAACAGTTCAATAAATGACAGCTTTGAACGCCTATGGGATGCTCAGGCTGTTAGCTACAATCAAACTTTTTCAACATGGATTCCAGATAATACCAAATACTATGCCCAAGCACCTATAGTCGACGGCACAGCTAGAGTTGAAATAAAATTCCCAGTACCTCAGGTCATGTTTGCCACTACTTTTACACAGACATTGGTTAGACTACCGTGTGATGGTATAGCAGTTACCGGTGTTAATGTAGAGTACATCATAGAAAAACTTAACCTATCACGAAAAGGTATTTTAAGTGTAGTTGGTGGTCCAAATGGCACTGCTGTCAGTGACAGTTATTCATTAGCAGGTAACGGTGCTTTAGACGATGTAGTATTTACAGCTTCGATTATTGATACCGCTAACCCAGGCGGGACTAACTATGACACACTGGCCATTCAATACGAAAATTTAAATACTACAGGTGTAATTACATCTAACATATCCTATTATCGTTAATTCATGTTTACTCTATCTCCAGATGAGAGATTAACTGCTTGGTCCAAGCACAGACAGGATCTCGATATATCCGAGTCCCCTCTAACTGACCTAATCGAATTTTGGAACAAAAGTCCCTACGTTCCTTACAATCGGCAAGTTGACCCCTATCATCAACGCAGTTGGCCCACTCCTTGGGAAATTATTGTGGAAAACAAATATGATGATTTTACCAAAGCTCTAATGATGAGTTGGACACTGAAATTAACTACTCGGTTTAAGGACAGTAAAATCGAGATAAAAACATACGTAGACACAGAGGGAAAAAGGCAGTACAATCTAGTGTTAGTCGATGAAGAAAATGTGATTAACTACGATGATAATGGACTGGTAAATGCGGAAGATATTCCGGATTCATTTCGACTAGAAAACCTAGTTGAAGTAACCAGACCTAGGTAAATATCACTCTAGTTAGAAAAAATAAAAATAATAGTAGGTGTACAATGATACAAGTTGTTAAACGCAATGGAACTCGCGTTCCATTAGATATAAGCAAGATACAGAGACAGGTTGCGTTTGGCTGTCATGGTGTAGACGGTGTGAGTCCGTCAATGATCGAAATCAAAGCACAGTTAGAATTTCACGATGGTATGACTACAGAGACAATTGATGCTCTGTTGTTAAAAGCCATGGTTGATCTAATTGATGAATCTGAAAACCCGGAAATAAACAACGTTAACTATCAATATGTAGCAGGCCGTCAGAAAGTCAGTATGCTACGTAAAGAAGTCTACGGAAGTTATGAGCCTCCTAGTCTTTACAGTATTGTAAAGACAAACGTAGAACTAGGTATGTACACAGCCGATCTTCTTAAATGGTACACTGAAGAAGAATGGAATGTTATTGATCTCTTTATTGATCACAGTAAAGACGAAACCTATACCTACGCGGCAATCGCACAGTTATCTGAAAAGTACCTAGTGCAGAATCGTGCAACAGGTAAAATTTATGAAACACCGCAGGTGCGTTACGCCATCGCCGCTGCTACTGCATTTCATAATGAACCAGTAGATAAAAGATTAAAATTGGTAAAGGAATATTATGAATGTGCTTCAGACGGTCATTTCACTCTTGCTACTCCTGTTCTTGCTGGGCTTGGGACTACTACTAAACAGTTTAGCAGTTGTGTGCTTATCAGTAGTGATGATACTCTTGATAGTATATTTGCCGCCGGAGAAATGATGGCCAAGTATGCATCAAAACGAGCCGGAATTGGCCTTGAAATAGGCAGAATTCGACCCGTAGGTGCACCAATTCGTAACGGGGAAATCAAACATACGGGTATGATCCCATTCCTGAAGAAATGGTTTGCTGATCTACGCAGTTGCAGTCAAGGCGGTATACGTAATGCTAGTTGTACAGTGACATTTCCTATTTGGCATGCCCAGTTTGAAGATCTAATTGTATTAAAAAATAATCAAGGTGTAGAAGAAACTCGTGTACGCCAAATGGACTACAGTGTTGTGGTCAACAAAATGTTTTGGAATCGCTACAAAAACAATGAAATGATTACATTGTTTGATCCGCATGAAGTTCCAGATCTCTACGAAGCATATTATAGAGATAGTAAAGAATTTGAAACACTATACTTAAAATACGAGCAGGACAAGACAAAGAAAAAGAAAATTGTATCTGCAGATGAGATATTCAAAAATGGTATCCTTAAAGAGCGTACTGACACTGGCCGTATCTATCTTGTCAACATTGACAACGTTATTAACCAAGGCCCGTTTGATACACGACTTGATCCAATATACCAGTCTAATCTATGCCAAGAGATCCTGTTACCTACACGACCTTTCCAACGTATTGAAGATGCAGAGGGACGTATTGCTCTTTGCACTCTTGGATCAATAAACTGGGGAGCACTTAAAAATCCTCAAGACATGCGTAAAGCCTGTCGTGTATTAGTACGTAGTCTAAGTAACCTATTACAATATCAAGATTTCCTAAGTGTACAAAGTAAACTAGCCAACACAGACTTTGAACCTCTAGGTGTTGGAATTACTAACCTTGCCTACTGGCATGCTCGCCGTAATATCAAATACGGTGAAAAGGAAAGTCTTGCCGAAGTCAAACGCTGGATGGAACATCAAGCATATTACCTTACTGAAGCCAGTGTGGAATTGGCCCAAGAACGTGGCCCATGTCTGCGTAGCGAACACACTTATTATGGTAAAGGAATATTTCCTTGGGAACGCCGTAATCCGGGCGTTGACGAACTAACAGATTTTACACCTAGTTTAGATTGGGAACCATTACGCAGCCGTATGAAAAAATACGGGATCCGTAATGCTACACTAATGGCCGTGGCACCGGTTGAGTCCAGCTCAGTTGTTTTAAACTCCACCAACGGAATTGAAATGCCGATGGAATTGATTTCTGTAAAGGAATCAAAAGCTGGATCGTTTGTACAGGTCGTGCCAGAGTACAAACGTCTTAAGAATCGTTACCAGTTAATGTGGGATCAAACTGACTGTGTTGACTATCTAAAAACTGCCGCAGTGTTGGCAGCATACATTGATCAGAGTCTAAGTACCAACACATTCTATAATCCTGCACACTTCCAAGGAGCCAAGGTTCCTGGCACACTGATTGCTAAAAATCTAATGTTAGCATACAAGTGGGGAATTAAGACAATCTACTACAGTTTAATAAACAAAGTAGGAGCCAAGGCCAACTTTGCTAACACAGCATCTGCTCCACAGATCAACGGAATCAACGGACACGCAATCAACGCCGCAGATAACATTGTTATCTATGATGATATTGAAGACTGCGAAGCCTGTAAATTATAAAGAGACACACTATGAGTAAACAACAATACGACTTATCAAAACAAACAAACTATCTAAAACGTCACATGTTTCTGGATCCTGAAGGCCCAGTTACAGTTCAACGTTTTGAAGAAGTAAAATATCCACGCATTGCTAAATTTGAAGAACTGGCTAGAGGATTCTTTTGGGTACCGGAAGAAATTTCTCTGACCAAAGATAAAATAGATCATAAAGAAGCCAGTGACGCAGTGAAACATATTTTCACCAGCAATCTACTTCGTCAGACTGCACTGGATAGTATTCAAGGTCGTGCACCAAATCAAGTCTTTTCACCAGTTATAAGCATTCCAGAACTTGAAGCACTGGTCAGTAATTGGAGTTTCTTTGAAACTAATATTCACTCAAAGAGTTACAGTCATATCATAAGGAACGTGTATGGAGTACCTAAAGAAGAATTTAACAAAATTCACGACACAGCTGAAATTGTTGGTATGGCTGCTAACATTGGTCGTTACTATGAAGATCTTCACGTGCTCAATTGCCGCAAAGAAATTGGAGAACCAGTTGACACAATGGCTCACAAGCGAGCAATATGGATGGCACTACACGCAAGCTATGCCCTGGAGGCTTTACGTTTCATGGTGAGCTTTGCCACTAGCTTGGCTATGGTTGAAAATAAGATCTACATTGGCAATGGCAACATCATCAGTCTAATATTACAGGATGAACTGCTACACGCAGAATGGACCGCTTGGTTGATTAACAACGTAACCAAAGATGACACAGATTTTGTCACACTGGAAACGGAGTGTGCAGAAGAAGTTTACCAATTATATTTAGAAGTAATCCGTGAAGAAAAAGCCTGGGCCGAATATCTATTCAGTCGTGGTGTAGTAATTGGTCTTAACGCTAACATTCTTAAAGACTTTGTAGATTATACTGCCTTTAACAGATTAAAAGAAATTGGCATCAAGTATTTGGAAGACCATCCCCGCCAAAGTCCTATTCCTTGGTTTAACAAACATGTAAATATCAACAAGAAGCAGACAGCACTACAGGAAAACGAAAGCACCAATTATGTAATCGGTGTTATGAGTGACACTGTGGAGTATGAAGAACTTCCTGATCTATAAGGATATAACATGGCAAAGATTGTTGAGGATGTATTAGTCATCAAATTTAGTAAAATTGTCAAAGACAATGAATCAGACGCATCTAGTATTGCTGGACCCGATGTACAAGCGGCACTAGAACAAGTTGCACAAGAACTAGTCGGCGATGCAGTAATAGTTGAAATAGAATCAACCAAATAACCCACAGGGTCTTGCTCTAAGGCCCTTTTTCATTTAAAATAATCATAAAGGATAATAATATGGAAGCTATCGTATGGAGTAAAGATCCTTGCCCGTTTTGCGACAGAGCAAAAAACTTATTAAAACTTAAGGGCATTGAATTTGAAGAACGTAACATTACTACAGGTAATTGGACTAAAGAACAACTAATGGAGTCTGTACCAGGTGCTAGAACAGTTCCGCAGATTTTAATCAACGGCCAATTAATTGGCGGGTTCAATGAACTACAACAGCATCTACAAAATGTAGAAGGCGGATTTGGCGATGGCAGGCTCTAATAATACAACACCTTTATATCCAACTATGTCTAGTGGTAGTACATGGATCCCAACTAATATTAATTCTGGCCAGTATACCTATAGTACAACTAATACATCACCTTGGATCATTGCTAACGGTAGTACAGGATCAACACCTAGTATACACGTTACAGGCGATGCAGAGTTTGAAGGCAATGTTAAAGTCAAGGGTCGAGACCTTGTTAAACTATTTGAAACAATTGAAGACAGACTGGCCATTGTGTCAAACCCTGATCCTAAGAAACTAGAAAAATTCAAAGCCCTTAAAAAGGCCTATGATCATTATAAACTAATGGAAAAATTAATCGGCGAGGAAGAATGAAAGTAAAATTAATTTCGTGTAGTAAGCCCAGTAGACAACTGGCCAGTGAAGGTATCTATGAAGCACAGGACTTGATTGCTTTTTGTGCCAGAGTCAGTAATCCCAGTAATCAGCTGAACACAGAAACTAGTGAAAAACTTATTCGCTATCTAGTTAAACACAAACACTGGAGCCCACTAGAGATGACTTCGGCCTGTTTAGAAATTGAGACCACTAGAGATATTGCTCGTCAGATTCTTAGACACAGAAGTTTTAGTTTCCAAGAGTTTAGTCAACGCTATGCTGACCCAACCAAGGATCTTAAGTTTGTTACTAGAGATGCTCGTTTGCAGGATACTAAGAACAGACAGAACAGTGTTGACCTTGATATACGCAATAATGACCAACATCGATTCCTTGCCACGCAATGGGAAGAAATGCAGAATCGTGTTATCCGCGAATCGTTAAATGCTTATGAGTGGGCTGTTAGCAATGGCATTGCCAAAGAACAAGCCCGTGCTGTGTTGCCCGAAGGATTAACAGAAAGTCGATTATATATGAATGGTACTCTACGTTCATGGGTACACTTTATTGAACTACGTTCAGGTAATGGCACACAGAAAGAACACATGGAAGTTGCCCGTGAGTGTGCCAAGGCAATTGCTGAAATATTTCCAATGGTCACAGAGTATGTCCAACCTGAATGACACAGTAAGAAATTTCTGCCTCGATCATCAACTTCGTATAGTTGATACAAACAAACGAGCATACAGACATACCAAGTCCAATATTAATTTGTTCAGGTTCGAGGATGACTACAATAAATTTTTAAATGAACCTATTCATTTTGAAACGGAAACTCTGTATACTGTGGAAATCAGCGAAAGCGAATTAGAACGTATAGCAGAGTTTGAAGAACAGGTTTTTAATAACATGAAGAGTCAAGGGCATTATCAAATGTTTGAAGTTATGATGGAACAAAAAGAACAAGAACAGTATTTGCGTGATACCTATCCCGCAGTTAAGAAAGCATATGAGCATTATAGCTTGATGTTAAAATTAGCCCAAAGCGGCGAACTATAAAAGGAAAACCATGTTACTTGAAAAATACATTGCCGCAGGCGATATTGTCAGCGTCAAACTAGCCAACGGTGAAGAACTGATTGCACGACTAGAAGAAGAAACTGACCAGCATATTAAAATCAGCCGCCCACTAGCAGTTACACTGGGAGCACAGGGTCTAGGTATGATACCATTCATGTTCCTGGCCAACAAAGACACTATCACTATTAAACAGATGCACATATTGGTTATTGCACCTGCTAAGAAGGATGCTGCTGATCAATATGTGCAAGGTACAACTGGCATTGCCCTAAGTTAAATAACTATATGCCAGCTATACACCGCAATACAGACCCTAGATCCTGTGGGGCCACGACCATAGTATCCGGACAGACCACAGTTCACGCTAATAACCTGTTAGTGTCTGTTAACGGGGATAATAACAGTCACGGCGGTGGTGCATTAGCAGCGGCTAACAACAATGTCTATGCTAACAATAAACTGGTAGTAAATAATACTCCAGAAGCAGCCGCACCCGACAGTCTTTGCCCCCCACTAGGAGGCGCCCACTGCTCACCGGTAACAGCAGGCGGATCGTCAAACGTATTTGTCGGTGATTAAATGAAACAAAAATTTATTGATCTATACATGGCCTGGGCAGAACGTACAGCAGAACTTAGTCATGCTGTTCGATTACACGTAGGTGCTGTGATTGTCAAAGACGACACAGTTATCAGCTATGGGTATAATGGTATGCCTGCAGGTTGGGATAATAACTGTGAAGATGAAATTGGTCAGGTCCTAGATGACAATGGAAATATTATTGAGGCTAGATTAAAAACTAAACCAGAGGTGCTTCATGCTGAAAGTAATGCAATTGCAAAATTGGCTCGATCTACGAACAGCGGTTTGGGTGCTACTATGTTTGTTACCCATGCTCCATGTTTGGACTGTGCCAAACTTATCTACCAAAGTGGTATTAGCAGTGTTCTATATCGGAACAGTTATCGTGATGCTAGTGGCGTTGCGTTTTTGGAAAAGTCGGGTGTGACTGTCACACAGGTTTAAGTTTGAATAATCATTTCATTCTTTGCCAAATATAACAGGCTCTGTGAACTACCTTATCAGCACCTGACAAATAATAATCTGGATTTTCGGGCCCGTGACTTACTTCTTGTATATAAAGAGGATAAGAACCTAGATCTTGACTAATTTTGCTTATTGTAGAATTTTCACCGTCTCGTAAGTTTATCATAACAATTAAAAATCCTCCTACCTTTAAACTTTTTAGTAATCGATCCCAATATACATCCTTGTGATAATGCCACATCCACGAAAAAAGAGAAAACACAACATCAATTTCATCAGGCCAGTCGTCAATTGGATCTAAAAAATTTATTTTTGAAGGATCTTCTAGTGATTGTTTTGCTGCATCTTTGATTGTATCAAACGAATTATAAAATCCGTGATAATTTAAATCAGTAATTGATTGCGAAAAATAATTTGATTTTTCTGTTACTGTAATACAATCTCGATCTACAAGATAAAAATTAGCTTCTGGCATAAGTTGACTCGACAATATATCGATAGCACCTAATCCGCTACCTACATCGATTATTTTTTTTACATTAGCTAGATTAACATTTGCTGTTTTTAAACAACTATGGAACCAATACAATTTCTCCCGACAGATCAATGCTGTTAATTTATGCTGTTCATTTTTTGATATTGCTGTGTCCCATCTAGGGTCACCGGCGTTTTGTTGGCGGAGCCATTTTATGTATTCATCAATGTCAGAAGTTTTTATTGACATCATTTTTACATAAAAGAAATACAGCACTGTTGCTATATTAGAATTTATTTCATCCGTTGCCATACATAGTATCCCATGCTTATTATATCATCATATCCTTTGAGAGATGTGTTCTCACCAGAACCTGGTGCGTAGACTAAGGCTTGGTAGGGATAAGATCCTAAGTCGTTGCTGATTTCTTCAATAGTACGCTCACCGTTTCTTAGAGTCATTGTTACTGCTAAATGACCACCTACTTTTAAACTTTTTAGTAATCTATTCCAGTATATGTCTTTATGATAATGCCACATCCAAGAGTCTATTGACATCACATACTCAACTTCTGTAGGCCAGTTATCAGTTGGATCTAAAAAATGAATCTTTTTAGGATTTATGGGAGAATGTTGAATAATATCTTTAGTTATATCAGTTGAATTATAAAACCCATGGTAATCCTTGTCATTTAATGACTTAGAAAAATAAGCAGTCGGTTCTCTACTTGGATTAAAGGCATCTTCTAAAGTCTGCCTACTTATATTTTTATCTACTAGATAGAAATCTATGTCAGGCCTTAACTGACTCATTAACATATCATTTATTCCAAGTCCACTACCAACATCGATAACTTTTTTTACAGTATTATCAATAGTGATGTATTTGACAAAATGATCAATGAATCTCATTTTCACTAGCTCTCTAATAAATTGTTTCTGTTGCTCGATATTTTCTTGAGGCCAGTTGCTCCATTCGGGATAACCACTCGACTGAAAAAAATGATATGTTAAGTGTTCATCAAATTTTGATGTTTTTAATAAAAACTGTTGATCGTTATAGGTAAAATCTGCAATAGTATCAATGTTAGACATGATAATATTTATTGATTAAAATTTTTAAAACAAATTGACAATAAATAGTTTTGATGTTAAACTAAACATCACTTTCGCAGGGGCAGGCTACATAGTAGTGTGCAGTAGGTCAAATTCCTACCGGCTTAGCAGAGGCCCCACACACCCTGGGAAGTCTGTTACTTTTTAACTTTTTGGAGATCATCATGGCATATAGAGCAAAAAATGGCAGCGTTAAGGCAGCAGTACGTAGACAACTTCGCAAGCGTAAATAAAATGGCAAAATTTCGAGCACATCACCCACGGTCTGTTAAAGCAACAGCTCGCAGGGTACTAAAAAAACGTAAGTAAGTTATTGCTGTATGAAGCCGAGAGAAAAGTGTTCTGGACGGGGATGCAAATTCCCCCAGGTCCACCAGAAGTATATACAAAAGCAAACTTCCGGACAGTTGCCGGCTGCAACCGGCTTAGTGTATATTTCTGATGGGCCTGCATAGTTTCGACAGGGCAACAAGTAACAGAGTGGACAGCACGGTAGGCGATGACCGTTAATCAAGCAAAAAAAGTAAAAGCAAACGACTCACAGTTCGCATTGGCAGCAAACGCTTGATTGCCTAGGGTAGGAAATACCTCGTAACAGAAACCACCAAAAAGGTTGCTCAGGCAACCTTTTTTCTTTATACTCAATGTATCTTAACACTCAAAGGTCTATATGTTTAAACTGTATCTAGCATTTATATTTCTTTTTGGAGTATTCTTTTTTGGCATAACTGCTGTTAGAAAACTTTCCGGAAAAGAACAACTGGAGTTGACAAAAACTCTAGTCTATAGTATAGTTTGTTCAGTACTGGCATTTGTTAGTATGATTTTGATTGTATTCTTATTTTAAGGAAATTAAATGAAACGTTTTTTGACTCTCTCTATTCTTGCAGCCGCTGTTCTTGCCACAGGTTGTACACGTATCGAAACTGGTGAGGTGGGTGTGCGTGTGGGCTTTGACCGCCAGATTCAACCAGGTGAATTGTTGCCCGGATCATTCAATCAAACCATGATTGGTGATGTGCTCACATTCCCCATCAAGGATGTGAACGTTGTACTTGAAAACATGACACCTGTTGCCAAAGACAACAGCACAATGAAAGACTTTGATGCTGTGGTGGTTTACAACATCAACCCACAACAAGTAAGTGAGTTGTACGCAACCAAGAACAAGAGTTTCCATGCTGATTTCAAGGGCGACACCTATGTGATGTACAACTACATTGTGCAAAATGCTCGCAATGCCATCTACAAAGCGGCTCGCAAGTACGAAGCCTTGGACATGGCAGACAATCGCACTGACATGGAAAACTTTATCAAAGAGGAAATTGCTCGCAATCTTGGTGAAGAAAAACTGGATGGTTCAATCACCATCAGTCAGGTAATGATTCGCAATGTGTTACCCAGTGACACTGTGGTTGAAAGTGCTAATGCCTTAGTTCGTTCAAAGAATGAACTCAAGCAAAAGGAAGTTGAAGTCAAAACTGCCGAAGCAGAAAGTCGCAGAATGGCAGCACTGGCCAATAACAGTGGTGCATCAATTGCGTTCATGCAAGCACAGGCCATGTTGAATATCTCGGAAGGTATCAAGAACGGTCAAGTGCAGACCATTGTGGTGCCGTCGAACTTCAACGCATTGATGATGCCCAAGTAATATGTGGGCGTTGATTATTGCACTTACAATGGATGTAGCACCCTTTGAGATAAAGTTTACTCAATTGGCTGAGGTCAAAACATATCAAGAATGTAGAGACCTTTCTAAAATCCTAAAGGACCGTGGACTAAACGCCCACTTATTTTGTGTACAACAACAGTAAGGGAATAACATGGATAGATTTGATCTTGAACAGCAGATTATGCAGTGTTGGAACGTAGTTGAAGATATTACATTATTGTCCAAAACTGAAGGTGTGGAAAAAGAAGACTATCAAGCATTGGCAAGAATTTATGAAATTAAGTTTAACCTAATGTTTGATACTTTTGGCAAATTGATACAAGACGGATCTATCACGTAGTCAGTAGTTCTACTGAGGCAAAATAATGATCATCACTAGTCTCAACCCAGTATAATAAAGTTAAATAGTCTTATAAAAGGAGAACAGTATGTGGACAAAACCAACAGCCGCTGACATGCGTTTCGGATTTGAAATCACTATGTATATCGCTAACCGCTAATATATATTGAAGATTCAAAACCCGCTTCGGCGGGTTTCTCACGAACAGTAAATACACACATGAAATTTATATACATACACGGTGCCAATGCCACAGGAGATAGTTTTAACTATATTAGAGAACATCTCAATCACACAGATGAACTAGTTATTGAATACGACAGCAAGGACGGTTTTGATCATAATCTGTCCACAATGAAAGATCTACTGGAAATACAACAAGATATATTTTTTATCTGTCACAGTTTGGGCGGTATCTACGCCCTGCATCTTGCAAATGCGTTTCCAAATAATGTACTCGGAGCGGTCACAATCAGTACACCCTACGGTGGTGCAGAAAGTGCAGACTATGCCAAATACTTTTTACCATTTAGCCGTCTGTTAAGAGATATTGGACCTCACAGTAAACCCATGCGTGTTGCTGACCGTATCAAGGTACAGCATCCTTGGACAAACATTGTTACCACTAGGGGAGCCAGTCCCTGGATCCTGCAGCCAAATGATGGCATTGTAACTATATCCAGTATGAGCTGTAGATCAGACATGGAACTGGTTGAATTACATACCAACCACTATGAAGTGATCATGCATCATACTACTGTGGAAATTTTAAAAGATAGAATTGGTAAAATCAGCAATTGACAAAACCTTTTAACTACTGTACAATAGTTCAAAAGGAGGTTCGTAATGAACGCTGAAAACACACTTACACAACTGAAACTATGGTGCCTTGCACAAAGCAAGGATGAACAAATTTGGACCAACAAAGGTACTACCTATCATTGGAATCGTGGCAAGGATACTGCTACAGGACTGGTCAACGGTGTTGTACGTAAACTTGCAGGAATCGATGCATCCGGTCGTCAAATTTGGGTAGTAGCAGGATCATTCAAGATCACCGGCACAGGAGAGATCCTGCGGTTTACTGGAATTCCTAGTAAAATTCAAAAGTCTTTTGAAGTACGACAGACTACAGTATCTGTTGATGTTGTTAACACACCTGTATTAGAAACAGTATGAGTATGCACCTTGAAGGGCCTTGGTTGTCCTACAACGGCAAAAAACGAGGCAAAGTAAAGTTTCGAAATGCTGACGAGGCTCGCAAGGCACGTGAGCTTGAAGCCTCTTGGAAAGAGTTGTTGAAACAACAAGGCATCGAAGCTGAAGAAAAGCGTCGAACCAAAGCACTCAAGGCACCTACACTATCATATTCATTATCAGCACCTCCAGGTCGTGAAACCCAAAACATTCCCAGTAGAGACACAGGCGGTGGCGTTGCCACACTAGCACCTGCTAAAGTTTATACAGGTACCAAAGTAAAAGGCATTGCTACTATGCACAAGTCAAACGCCGTTCCAGTCTTTAGTGACGAGGAAGCAATAGATATTTCTAGAATGAGGAGAGGTTAACATGAAAGATGTTCTGGCAGAAGCATATTTTGGTATTGATGTTAATAATAAAATGACGTTAATGGAAGCTATCATCTTATTAAGAAAGCATGATCTTATTAATCACGGCGAATTAGCCGAACGTGCAATTAGTGTACAAAGCGGTGTTAAGATGTGTGACAAAAATACTCCTAACATTGATTTAGTAACAGGTAAACAGATTAAATCTGCAACTGTTAAAAAAGCGGCAACTAGTGAACACTACAAGGCTCATATAAGTATTAATACTACAGCCCCTATGCTGTGTGTAGTTACTAATTTGATTGAAGAAAAACAGTACTTCTTACATATCCCTCCTTCGGCTCATAGGCATTTAGGCGCAAACGCTATTGCTATTCCATTCGGAAAAGACGGCAGAGGCGGAACAAGTCAATGGTGGAAATATCAGGTTGATAGTTTTGAAAAGTTGTGTGAGCTAGCAAAATAAATAACTCTTATGCCAGTAACATTCAGTGAACGACTTGTAGCATATCTAGTACTATTCAGTGGCCTAGCAATTTCTGCTGTGGCAGAGTATTACTCCATTATGGGATTGATTGCTATCTATCCAGCCGCAGTTATTCCCATCGTTATCATGGGAGTA